TAGATGTTGTTCGAAAATCTGGTATGCGTGACATTGATTGCTTGCCTTTCATTAAATCACTTGAAACAAAAGGATTAATAAAAATGACAAGCACGAATAAAATTCATGTATATCCTCAAGGATATGAGGTTAATAAAGTACAGTCAAACAAGATAAAGAATTTAATTGATAAGGCGTCCAAATTTACGCCTAAATCCATCAAGGATATTATTGTTGCTACTATTGCCGGTATTATTGCCGGTATTGTCACTGCATTTATCATCTATCATTTGGGTTGGTAATAATCCGAGAGTTTTCATCACAAGTAGTATTGCGTGCACAGGTATGTCATCAAAAGTTCCTGACTGCATCATAATATTTATATATGCTAAATCACTAAGTTGCTCCTGTGAAAGTTTTATGCCTATATATGAATATCCTTCAAGACTGGTGTCTATTTCTTTATGATTTTTTGCTTTTGTTTTCATATAAGCACCTCACTGAGCTCTTTTTAATTTTTCAGATATATATATAGAAATATCTCAAAATTCTGTTGTCATCTACTGATTTGAACATTTTTCCCAACTCCACCCGGTACTCCTCATTCGTCATTTCGACTTTCAATTTATCTTCCGTTCTTCCGTCCATACCGCCTACCACCCTTTCATCATTTACACTGCCATGTAATGCAATTATAGAACATTTGTTCGTATTCTTCAAGTATATATTTGAGTGATTTTATTTATCTTTTAATATAACATTCCTTTATCATAATTTTATTACCAATTCAGCAAATTGTATATATATGTCCGCTATAAAGGGACACTCTACGGCTGATTGACTACCTCATAGGTATACAGCTCCTCTGGACGCACATTCAGGCTGACTGCCAACAGACAAAGGACATATATTGTTGGAATTTTGTGGTTGTTTTCGACATCAGAAATATAGGTCTTGCTGATGCCAGACAATGCAGCTAGTTTACGGACTGATAAGCCTCTTTTCTGCCTGACCTCTTTCAATGTGGATTTTACAATGATGTTCATGGAAAGCCTCCACAGATATGATGCGGAAGTTTTAAGAAAATAATACTAAAATTGAATACTAAAATAGAGCTGCCGTATGGAAGCTCTATCGTTTCTGATTAATCGGTTGAATACCTTCTTTTCGGACATTGTGCTCCTGATTCTGATTTTCAGGTGCGGTTTTCTGCGTTATACTATTAAATTTATCATGGTTCTTTTGTTCATCAATGCTCTTCTTTGCTTTTTGATTCATAATACAATATCACCTCATGGATAGTATGTTCATACTATTGAAATTTATGTTCTGGCATGTCATCGGTGTTGTTAAATAGCAATTTGGCAATAATCGATACCGATAACATCCTTAACATAACCTCTAAGTCTGTTAAAGAGACATATGTTACGGTATACTCCAAAACATTCGACGCCAAAACAATAATATCGCTCGTGGCTGGAGTATATGTTAATAGCAACAGCACCTCTTTGCGAAGAGACATAAGTATATTTGTTAATTCAGTAAGAATATGTAACTATTCTTCGCCAGATAATGTTTCACCATTTGCCTATGTGTCGCAGACGCTCCCGCCGACACTGGTTAAAGCAGGGGAATCGGTAGAGATTAAGGTAAATGTTTACGCAGACAATGTTACGATAATCACACAGCTTAAAGCAAGTTTTCCACTGGAATAAGTGCTACAAATTATATAGTCTATTTACCGCCACGAGTATTACTGCTGTTATGGCTTTGCAAACATTGATATGTCATAAAAATCCAAAAATATAAAGATTTATGATAAGTCAATATTGGAATACACTTTTTGACCTTTTATTTTAACTGCATCCTGTAATGAAATAAATAATATACTTACTACATCACCAGCGTTGATTAGTGTTGGTGGTAAACATAATGTTATATCATTTTGTCCTGTGAGTGGGAAAGTAAATGTACTTGTTATCAAAGTAACATTATTGTTTAGCTGTATTCTCGCGAATAATTTTGTATTAGTTGAAGCATTATAAGCACTTGCCATAAATAGCATTGTAAATACCTCATTTGTCTCAAAAGTCTTGTTCCACAGCGTTTCATATGTGTTAGCACTAGAAATTTCAAAATCAGAAAGGTTTAGTTTGTATTCAGGATTGATTGCAACACTGTTCAAATTGCTTTTCAAATCAGCTAACCCCGTGTTTAGTTCATCAATCTGGTTTGCCAATGTCCCCTCAATTGAGGCATTTTTTTCTGTTGCCGGAAGTGCCAGTCCGTCACTTTCTGTCACCGCACTTGAATTTGACAGCTTTATATGACCAAATGTGCTGCTTGTAGCACTGTTTTTTATATGACTCTCTAAGCTATCTTTTATAGGTTTTACTCCATTGTTCCATAAACGGTTCAATCGGTTTGCATTAATCAGTTTCATGTTGTCAACTCACCTTCCTTATTATAAAAATGTCCCTGCTATTATGTTATCAATATCCGTTTCCGTTGCCATATCAGCAAATTCACTTTCTTCTGTATCTGCGTATGTACCATCTATTATTCTGTCAATATCTGATTCGGTAGCAGAATTATACAATTCGTCCATAAGCGTGTTAAGGCTTTCTTCTATGGAATCTATTTCCCTTCCATGTGCCTCAACAATTCTTGCATCTGCAACATATCCTTCTTCTGTGGTTGTATCATTATTTACAATATCAGTAAAGAGTACATACAGTGAACTTGAAATTGTCGTTTTAATCTCAATATCTGAAGAAATAATCAGATTAACTCGTAGCCTCTTCTGTTTTATAATTACATCTGATTGTGGATTAATAAACTCTACATCATCAGGAGAACTGTCGTAATAACAAAGTGTATCATTTGCTATGATGCCGAATTCTCTCCAATAAAAAGCTTGTGGTACATCCGTGCTGTTAAAATCACATTCCAGTATTACTTCACTATCTTTACGCTTAATCCGGCTCACGGGAAGTTCCATAATTTTATGCTTGAGTTCACTGTTTTCTGTACTACCAGAATTCATCCCATCTCCAAACACCATATGTGTAATGCAGAACTGTTCACCACATTCGGCTTTTGCAAGTTCTCTCCTGCCTCCATCTGTCAATTTCAATCCCGAAAAGCTCATACTTTCACCTCACTTAATGTCATAATCTCATCATCCTGCCATATGCAGCCAAATAAGCTTTTTGAGCTTATGTTTTTCTCACACCGCAGCTCATATGCTAAATGTGCCGGCAGATACTTGTTAATCAGCTTTTCAACTTGGTCAGCTTGTAATATGACTATTTCCCCAGTATTCACGGTTATCTCAACTGACAGTTTTTCATGAACTTTATTTACATGTACCGTTCCATTTATTATGTCAGACAGTTTTTCTTCCAGCCAGCTTTCGTTTATCCGTTCTTCATGCAACAGGGAATCTCTCTGGTAAGCTTCATCAAGCATTTCTTCTATATATTTTAATACTATATCTTCCGCATCCAGCAGTTCACCCATCTGTCTCATGTTACGTATTCTGTCAGGCAGCATTTGTATGTTATTCAGTGACATCTATTATCATTTCCTCCAATACAAAGTACTTATCATACTCAGCAGCGATGGAATCCTGACCGCCATTTATCTTCAAAATATCAAGTTCTTTCACCGCTGATGTCGTACTGATAATGTAGCCAATTCTGTGATAATTAAGTGATATCAGCCCACTCTGAAAAGCAATCTCTGTAAAGTATGAACTTACATAATTTTTAATCTGGCTTCTTACTGTATCATCAGTATATCCAGGCATCTTTTTAACACTGCAGGTTATTCTTATCTGTATTCCCTCGGCAGCAATTACAATTGGTTCAGCACCCACTGGACGCATATTATTTATATAATTCTGTACATATCCTATCTGTTCTTCTGACGGTGGCTGTGCATCCACAGTAAGTATTGCAATATAAACAAGTCCACTGCCATCCCTTGGAGCTTCAACTTTTGCATTCCCCACAATCTGTTTATCTTCAGAGTCTCTTGCTGCCTTTGCCCACTGTACATAATGCCTTTCATTGCCGCTTGTGCCCATATCATCTTCTCTATCGGTAAGCAGTGACATCAGTGGAACAATTCTCATGGTATTAATTCTTGCAAGTTCCTCTGAAACTGCCTGAAGGTTATCCATAGTGAAGCTTCCTTCAATCTTTGTGTCATCATTACGCAAGCTTTCCTTCATCCTTGCCAATATTCCTTCTGCGCTAAAATCCATTAAATTCTCACCTCTTTCATCGGTATCGGAATTTTATCAGTTCCATAAACGCTTGTGCAGTCAAAAGTAACTGTTAATCCTGTTGCAGACTTGTCAAATTTAAAATCGTCCAACCTCTTTATATATGGATTTACCATCAATGCTTCTGTGATGTAACGCTCCATCTCCAGTTTTAACACTTCTGCATTTATTGCATGACCAACAAGATTATCCTGATATTCTGCGCCGAATGCGGATGAATAAGCAGTATAGTGATATCTTTCCGCTGTTAAAGCCTTCAGTATCCAGATGCGAAGAGCCTCATTCTTTTCCACCATGTATGTATGTCCATTTTTATCCAAAAGCAGCTCATTTTTTTCAAAATCGTATGCATACTCTTTCAGTAGTGGCAGCTCATCAGCACTACTCTCTGTCGACTCGCCGGAATCAATAAATGGAAATATACTCATGCCTTAACCGCCTTTCCCACAATATAAAAAGAGGAGCCTGCCATGCACACTACAACAGTATCTCCCTTTTTCAGCACAAATTTTTCGTGAAACTCCTTTATAAACTCGTATGTTTCCGACGGTTCAAACGAATATTGAAATACTTTTTTTAGCTTGTCACCACTGTTAGATGCTTCCAACATTAACGCCGGATTAATAAATATATTTTTGGTAATGGAAGTATTGTACATCTTGATAGTAAGAGGTTCTACGGAAATGACATCAGCCATATAAATTCCATTCACACCTCGAGATGATGAGCTTGCTCCTGCTTCATTTCTGATAGCATTAACCATATCCACAATATTTCTGTTTGTTGGCATTTGAGCCACCTCCCTGCTTCTCTAACTTGTCTCTATTTCCTTTTCATCCATCAGATTTTCAAACGCCAAAGTCAGATCCATCTGTGCCTTGCCACACGAAAAAGTGTGAGTATCGCTCTCTATGTAGAATTTTCCGTAAAGTCCTGTGTCGGTTTCTTGAACTATCACAGAATAGCCTGAAATTGCCCTAAAATCATTTGGCACTCCTGATACCGTTGCAGATGCTTCTGTAGTGACCAACATTTTTTGTGCCTCATTTGTAGCATCCTCCCCATCATTCTGCTTAAGGACTTTCTGAACAAGACCATACTTCTGAATGGATACTTCATCTTCTACAGTTTTCACCACATTGTTGTTTGTATCAGTGATTAAAATCCTATTGACAAGGTTTTGAAGGGTACTTTTATATGCTGCCTCTATCAGATTGTAATCACCTGTCATCACCGCTCCGCAAAGCTGTCCTTTCTCAATCACGCTTACTTTATTGATATCTGTCATCAGTGGAATATATTTGCTTCCATTCTGTTTAGCTGCAGCAGTATATGCCATCATGATGGCATTATAAGCTTTCTTTCCAAAGCACGACATTGACACATGAATTCCTGTATGTGCCATTTCTCCGCTATCAATACCAAGCTCCCTACATATTTCAAGAACGATTGTTTCCGGAGTTCCGTCAAATAACTTATTTACTTCCGAATTATTAATATAAAACATCAGATCATATGCAAGATATGTTTCCACTTTTGATGATGCTGATTTGTCAATGTCAAAAATTATGCCCCCAAAAATATCTTTGTCGGAGTCATCCCTCATGACTATCTCATCACCTTCATTTATAACTACGGTAGGAAAATTAGGATCCTTTTTATTCTTTGCTATCGTAAACTTAATAGTTCTGCTTATCTGCTTGGTATCACCTGACCATACTAGGGTTTCAATAAGCTCACTTATATCTTTTCCACCAGTGTATAGCTTCATATGTTACCTCTCTAAGGAATTACTAATACTTCTCCCGGGTATATCCAATGCCCATTGTCTGAACCTGATTTACCATGACTTTTAGCAGGAAAATGATTTGTGCGATAAAGACTGTAGCCACCACGCAAAAGAACAGGCAGGGCTAAAAATTGCATTTGCCGGTAATCTGAATAAGTCCACATTCCTGTTTGCTATGGAAAAGCCCGACA